CAATGATTCGAGGGCCAACTTCAAGACAAGTTTTGTTAACAATGCAACACAATCAACGATAAATGGTTTAACAGTGACACAGAGACAAACATTAACAGATGCTCTCAAACCCAAGGCTGACAATTAAGAATGCTACACTTTTACGAAGGACAGGTTAGGAAATTTTTAACTCAATTCATTAGAATTCTGAGTAACTTCTCTGTGGAAACAGGCAGAGGTAGAGACGATTCAGTGCAGTTGAGAGCGGTGCCGGTAGTGTACGGAGATCCTACAAGACAAGTTGCAAATATAATAAGGAACAATTCTGAGAACGCATTACAGTACACCCCAAAAATTGCCGCCTATGTCAGAGAATTGAATTACGACCGGGAAAGAATGCAAAACCCGTACCATATTGAAAAACAGCATCTGAGAGAAAGGGGCATTGATGCCGATGGAAATTACACCAATGAAATGGGTGCAGGCTACACAGTTGAGAAAGTCATGCCATCACCGTTTAGGTTAGAAGTTACTGCAGATATTTGGAGTTCAAATACAGACCAAAAATTACAGATTCTAGAGCAGATACTATACCTCTTCAATCCAGATTTTGAAATACAAAAATCAGACAACTACATAGACTGGACTTCGTTGAGTTATGTTGAATTACAGAACATCACCTTCAGTAGTAGAACGATACCAGTGGGTGCAGACACGGAGATAGATATTGCAACAATGCAATTTAGTATGCCCATATGGTTATCACCGCCTGTCAAAGTTAAGAAACTAGGTGTTGTACAAAAGATCATAATGAGCATATACGATGATGATGGCGGAATAGCAAAAGGATTAATAGACGGAGAACTTACGTCAAGAAGCTTTATAACACCAAATAATTTTGGCTTACTGGTAACTGGAAATCAATTGAGACTATTAGGTACAACAGGTACTAATGTTAAATCCGGGGGAGACGGCTTCCAGACAGGAGCAAATGAACCAAATAATTTTGATCCATTTGAGACATTTGGCCCAGCAGTCAATTGGAAAATATTACTAGACCAATATGGCAAAGTGACTAACGGCACCTCACAGATCAGACTGACCCAACCCAATGGCGACGAGATAATAGGAACCATTGCAACAACAACACTAGACGACACGATTTTGTTATACAGCATTGATTCAGACACAATACCTGCTAACACACTGACAGCAGTTAAGAAAATAATTAATCCACTTACGTTTGCCCCTGGTACACCTATAGATGGAGATAGATATCTTATCATAGACGAAATAGGTGATTCTACCGCCACTGTTCAAAGTTCAACGTGGGGTACTTTAATTGCAAGAGTGGGTGATATCATCCAATACAGTAGTGCCCAAAGCAAATGGTTAAAAGTGTTTGATGCATCAGATCCGGATTCAACACAGCACTATGTTACCAATCTTAACACAGGAATTCAATACAGATTTAATGGCACGGAGTGGGTAAAATCATACGAGGGTGTGTACACACAAGGTAATTGGAGCATTGTGTTAGACGGTGGTGCGGACACTGGTTATGATCCAAGCACAGATGCAACTACCCCTTGATAAAATTTCAATAAACTGTTACAATAAGTCATGAAAGAAAACATAATTTGCTCCGGAGCACTGTTCTATTCAACAAGCACCAAACGTTTCCTGTTCCTACAGAGGACCGATCGGAAGACACAGGGCATGTGGGGATTGGTTGGGGGACAGGCCAAATACACAGAATCTGCGTTTGAGGGGCTGAAGAGGGAAGTCAAAGAAGAAGTAGGAGATATGCCTAAGTTCAAGAAAGTAATCCCACTAGAAATGTTCACATCAAACGATGAAAAGTTCTTCTTTCATACATATCTTATTGCGATAGAGACTGAATTCTTACCTAAATTAAATGACGAGCATTCAGGATACTGCTGGTGTGCGTTCGAATGTTGGCCCAAGAATTTACACTTGGGTCTCAAGAACACACTGAATAACAAAGCCATCAAAGGCAAGTTACAGACTATACTAGATCTCATAACCTAAAAAAAAGGCCCTATATTTCTACAAGGCCTTTTAATTCTACTAAAAAGTAAAAATATTTATTAGTTGTTTGTCCTCACCGCACAATTTACCAATTTGATTCCTGCATCAGTTGAGCTCTCTAGTGCTCTTCCGATAACGTTGAATGGTGAAATTGTTTCGCCAGTTGCGGCCGCTCTCGCACAACCCTTGATCGATGAACTAACTAATCTTTGACCTTTAGTTACTGCACCTGTTACTCTCACTGGAGTTCTTCCAGTCATTGCAACGTAAGGATGTGATTCGCTGTTACCTGCACCTGCGTTCATGGCGTATGCTGGTTGATCAGATATAACACCAAAAACTTGATCAGATAAATCTGATGTTGTTTCTGTAATCTCTGCATCACCACCGACCATCACTACTGCACCTGCCGTCATAGGAGCGTCTGCTTCGAAACGCTCGGCAACGTCAGCATACTGAGCCGAAGTGGCTAAGGCGTGTATAACGTTACACCTGACATCGACCAAATTGGTCTCCGTGGCTGTGATTGGAGAGGCATTGTCTATACCTCTAGATGCTCTCAATGCCGTCCAGGCACCACCCGCGTTACCGTGGATAGTCGTTCCGTCATCTGAAAATCCTTCATCCCATACCCAGAATAGATCTTCCTCTGTGGTATCTGATGCTACACCCCTGTTCACTACCATTCCTGAGTAAACTGGCATTCCTGAAGCGGCAGATACTGTTCTGTTCACTTCAATCAAGTTGTCCTCAATCGCTAGTGTTGTTGTGTTAATAATTGTGTTAGTTCCGTCAACAGTTAAGTTTCCACTCACAACCAAGTCATTAGTGATAACTGTCTGACCAGTTGCTGTGATAGTACATAAGCCTGAAGATGAAATAGTCAAGTTAGTTCCATTACCTTCAATCTTTTCACCATCATCACCAAATACTAGTCCAACGTTGTTGGGTAGATTCACGTCCGCTGTCGCTGTCAAGTTGATGTCAGCACCTGAGTTGATAGTCAAGTTAGTTCCATTTGATTCAATCTTCTCATTGGCATCCGTGAAATGTAATCCAATGTTAGTTGGGATAACAATGTCTGTTCCTGCTGATAAGTTAAGCAAGTTACTAGAAGAGATAGTCAAGTCTGTACCATCACCTTCGATCTTCTCACCTGCATCACCAAATACCATTCCAATGTCATTGGCTAGGTGTACATCTGTTGTTGCCGCTAAATTGATCTTGTTACCTGACGTTACTGTAAGGTCTGTGTTGTCACCCTCGATCTTCTCACCTGATCCAAAAGTTATACCAACGTTTGCAGGTATTTCAACATCTGTTGTTGCCGCCATTACAATTTTGGCACCCGAAGTAACTGTAAGGTCAGTGTTGTCTCCCTCAATCTTCTCACCTGATCCAAATGTGATTCCAATGTTTGCTGGTATCTCAACATCTGTTGTTGCCGCTAATACGATTTTCGCACCTGACGTTACTGTAAGGTCAGTGCTGTCACCTTCGATCTTCTCACCTGTACCAAAAGTGATTCCCACGTTGGCTGGTACAACGATGTCTGTTGTCGCTGTCAAGTTCAATGCGGCAGAAGAAGCGATAGTTAAATTTGTACCATCACCCTCGATCTTCTCACCATCATTACCAAATGTTATACCAACTGCTGATGGAATGTTAACGTCAGCTGTTGCTGTAAGATTGATGTCCGCACCTGAGTTGATAGTCAAGTCAGTTCCGTTTGATTCTATTTTTTCGTTGGCATCAGTGAAATGTAATCCAACGTTAGTCGGGATAACAACGTCTGTAGCCGCTGATAAATTTAGTAAGTTACTTGAAGAGATAGTCAAGTCAGTTCCGTTACCCTCGATCTTCTCACCTGCGTCACCAAATACCATTCCAATGTCATTGGCCAGTTTTACGTCTGTTGTTGCCGCCATTATGATCTGGGCACCTGATGTAAGTGTCAAGTTTGTACTGTCACCTTCTATCTTCTCACCTGTACCAAATGTTATTCCCACGTCAGCTGGAACAACGATGTCTG